CATGTTCTAATGCGCTTCAATATGGTACACGATACGAGAATCGAACTCGTCTTTCCGCCTTGAAAGGGCAGCGTCCTAACCGATAGACGAATCGTGCAAATAACTACAACAAATTTTTAAAGAGCGTATCAACTGATTTCTCAACCGATAAGTCGTATTATACATGAACCAGTTAACTTGTCAACCAGTCTGTTGTTTTCATACAACTGTGATTTTTTTACGTTGTTTTCTCAACCGATGAATGAAGTATAACACAACCACATCTTTTGTCAACCACTGTGTTGTATTTCTGAAACAACATCCTCATCAATAGAATGAATTATTTCTCTGAGTGATTGTAAATCTTTTTTTAATTCTTTATTAAGAGAATGAGTATTTTGTATTACAGTTAATTGCATTAATGCTTTTAACCTTAACCTTGATACCGTATCAATATATTCTTTCAAAATCAATCCTTTTTTTAAATCAAGACACAAGTATAACACAACCACATCCTCTGTCAACCATCTTGTTGTATTTCTACAACATGGAGTAGCGAGTGAGATTCGAACTCACGGTTTTAGGGATTTGCAATCCCTTGCATTGGGCCACTCTGCCATCGCTACACTAATTTTCTACGTGAACCACGGTGCGTTTCATCACGCCGCATTGTCCATGTATAAGAATTACCATCAGGTAAAACTTTATCTTCTACTGAAGCAACACCAAACTTACCTACAATCTCTGTAGTGCCATCGGTGATGGTTACAAATGTTCCGTAACCTTTTGCAAACAACATTGCTTCAGACAGTGTTAAAAATTCATTCAACGGTAATTTTTTTTCACTTATAATTTTCCACATAATCATCTTTCATTTGGCAGAAGGTATCGGATTCGAACCGATGCGCCACTTTCGCAACGACAGTTTAGCAAACTGCTCCCTTAACCACTCGGGCAACCTTCTATGTTTGGCGGAAGACGGAGGAGTCGAACCCCATCCCTGTTAAGAGAACCTGGTTTTCAAGGCCAGTCGCAGGACCAACCCCGCTGCATCATCTTCCATATAGAAACACACTAGGTATTTTCCTTTCGGTGGTCACCGCTTGCAACTAGATATGCGATTGCCAGTGTGTTTTTATATGGCTGGGGTACCTTGAATCGAACAAGGACCTACGGATTCAAAGTCCGCAGCACTACCACTATGCTATACCCCAATAAACTACAACAAATTTTTAAAGAACAGTGTGTATTGTATACCAGATTCGATGACCTGTCAACTACAATGTTGTATTGAAACAACAAACAAAAAACCCTAGATTTTTTAGGTCTAGGGTCTTGTGTTTGGAGTCTTTTTTAGAACTTATGTATTAGTTCTCTCTCTTTACACAAAACCCGACCGGCGCCCATGAACTATCACCACAATTAATTGTGCGATACTCGGACTGTAACGTAAAGGGTTTGTGTTTAAAATTTTTCATAGTGTTATTATATAGGAACTTTTAAGCTTTGGCAAGCGGTTTTTAAAATTATTTTTTTATATTTGTTTTCCATGCAATAGGGTGTGATAATATTGGACCTGAAGGATTCATAAAATCATTAAACGTTTCCCATAGATGTTCTGATACGGCAAATTTTGTTAGTAATCCAGCTTCACGGCCATATGCATCTATTTCCCATGGCTGAACCCAATAATCTATTTTATCAGGATCAACTCTTTTACCACGCCATCTGGTCAGTTCATCATTGGTTTCATTCTCTATGTATTGTTTTATATGCACCATTTCATGAGCCAGTGTTTCCAGTATTCTTCTGGATCCAATATGTGGATGCAATTCAATTAGAAATTTTCTTGGTTGTTTTCTGGTATTGTAGTCTACAATACTGGCAAATCCATATTCTGTTATCTTTGGACTGAATCTTATTTCAGTATAACAATGGTTGCGGATTCTTGTGTTGGCTATTAATTCTTTGGCGTAAAACTGAGCCGCTCTTTCAACAAAGGGCTTAAAATCTTTATCAGGACAATTAAGTATGCGAACAATCATCCAACCCTCCAAAGGCAATATTACCCTTAGTTATTTAGTTGATTAGATTTTTTCCACATACACACCAGCTTTGGCCAAAAAATTGATGCCATCATCAGAACGGTAAGAGTTCCGATATAAAACGTGATTAATACCACTTTGGTATACAAGCTTGGCACAGTCCAAACATGGAGCATGGGTAACAAACATAGTAGCACCCATACCAGATTCGGTAGATTTAGCCAATTTGGCAATCGCATTTGTTTCTGCATGAAGCACCTCTGGTTTTGTTTTCAGTTTATATCGTCTGGCTATTTCAAAACTTCCATAACTGTTTGTAATTACTTGGATTTCTTCAAACGGCCAGCCTTCTTTAATCTCATCAGGATCAAGCCAACCTCCTGCATCTACACTCATATAATCTTTATCTTCACAATTGTTGTCCCAACCAGATGGCATACCATTATAACCAATTGAAATGATCCTGTCATCTTTGACTACAATAGCACCAACATGGAGTCTACGAGCCGAGGACAATTCAGCGAATGTCTCGGCCACTTTCATATACGCATCACGAAATTTTTGTTTCATATTATTTGGTGCCCACAGAGAGAATTGAACTCCCACTCAAGCGATTATGAGTCGCCTGCTTTACCATTAAGCTATATGGGCTGTTATTTGATATACTCTAAGGATTCTTTACGCATCAATTTTGGTGTCTCACGGATACCGGTGTTCTTGATTACATATACAAATTGAACGCCATCAATCTCTTTGACTTCTGTACCACAGACGTAATAGGTTTCAAGTGTGGTTTTCACACGAACTTTTTTGATGGTTGAGTTTACTGTTTTCATGATGAGTATTATATAGGTAAAAAAAGGGATTGTCAAGCAATCCCTTATTGTTTTCCACTTAATACTTAATAGTACCTATTTTGTATCAGTCTGGAATTGTACTCTAGTGTCAGTCTTTCAACATCGCCTTCGTTTTTAGGGTTTCTTGAGGTGATATATGATTCTAAATCATTTCCATAATCACCACACATTCGCTTGAATAGGTTGGTAATTAATCGAATCATTTTTCAGCAGTTTCCTTGATGGTGATTTTCTTAATGGCGTCTTGTACTTTGACCATGTTTTCTAGCCAAATTCTAAGCATACCATTCATCATCTCTGCATCTTGAATTTCTACTTTATCTGCAAGAGTGAAGGTACGTTCAAAGCCACGGTTGGCAATACCTTTGAATAGATATTCTTCTTCATCATCATCTTTAGCTGCAGCTTTAATTACGAGTTTATTACCCTCTAATGTCATCTCAATATCAGACTTAGCAAAACCAGCAACGGCCATCTCAATGACGTACTTGTTTTCTTTTACTTGTTTGATATTGTATGGGGGATAAGTTATGGCTTTTGTTGCAGCAGCCGTTGCTGCTTCACGCATAAGTTCCATTGTGTCATTGAAACCAACAGTGAATGATTGCATTTTACCAAATTCGGTATTGAAAAAATCTTTCATAAGATTTGTCATAGTTTTCTCCTAAAAGCAAGATTAAAAATTGATACCCCGAAGGCGTATCGGTTGAGGTACTGGTTACGTTTTCCAGTGGCAATAACGTCTGCCCGTTTTACTAACGCTCCTAAGGTAGGTGGAGCACCTGTTTTCCCATCCCAAGGGACTGAGATTATAACAATATTTATAACTTTAATTCAACGGAAAGGTCTGTAACAAATGGTAAATATCTATTGTATGTTTTATTTAGACCTTGTTCATCTGTAATATGTTCATTGCCAAGGCGTTGAGCCTTATCAGAATCAGGTATTCTATGTTGAATTTGTAGTTTTCTTTCCAACATCTTTTGATTCATTGGTGAATAACCGTACCATAGAACTTGTAATTGCATACAATTTGAATCCACAAAGTGGCGTCCTGTTGGATAAGATAAACTTGTTGTATTGTGAATTGCTCTACATACCCTCTCAATCGATATTGGGTTGGCCCTATCATATGGTATTCCAAAAGGCCTTTGTTTTATTAAAGACTTATCGTGTGTTATCTCAGCATCTTTTTGTGTATCGACCATTATGTAACATGGAACTTTTAATACTTGACCTGGTTCACCATTCAATAAAGAATAATCACCAACTAAATATTCAGTTACATTGAGGCACATCTTCCAACCAGGAATTGTGGATTCATAATAAATAATTTCTTCATCACATTTTACAGCACCGAATTGGCGATTACGAGACTTTACTACTTGCCAAGTTGGACAATATTCTTTAATTATTTCTAAAGACCTATCGGTAGAATCATAATCAATAAGAATTCCGTGGTCAAACACTTCACGATGATGCATCAACCACCAGGGTAACATATATTCTTCATTATAAAAATGCATTATTACAGTTTTCATATAAATTCCTCATAGTTTATACCAATCTTACATTTTTCACATATACCAGATTTTGGTCCATCTTCTTTTAGATGTTCTCTCCAAGAATCATATCTGTTGGAACTGTAAATATTATAGAGTTTATCTTGGTGTACCGAACCCATAATTGCATTTTCGTGTTCAGGTATATCTGACCTAGAGTTACAACACACCACAATAGAACCATTATAATCAATGTACATATTATTAAAAGGTTGACTACATGATTGTGTTCTCACATATTCTTTGTCATAGTCTTCAACATCTTTTGTTCTTGCTGTGCCTTCTATGCTAAAATTTCTGGCACGTAAGTGTACAGTAATTCCTTCTATATGCAATTCAAATTCAATTCTATGATTGTATATGTCTGTAATGATTGAATATTCAACACCCAAACGTTTAATCTTATTAATCATAATTCGTTTTGAACGTTTATGATCGTATTTTTGTTTGTTGCCCAAGTATTGTTGAACGAATAATTCATTTAATCCAGCATCACGCAATTCATGTATGTAGTCTAAACTTAGGTAATCACCATTGGTGTTTGTTCTTAGTTTTGCTTTGGGTAGATATTCTCTGGCTTGTTTGATTCGTTTTAGAATAATATTTTTTTTGGCCAGAGGTTCATTATATCTACTATAAGTAATTTCTTTGTCGTAATCAATTTCTTTTAGTTGTTCTAAAATAGAAAGATAGGAAGTTTCTGGCATCAAAATTGTTTCAGATTTTCTATCAATATAAGAGTTGGGACAAAACCAACATTTTCTATTGCAATAGGAAAAGACTTCAATCTCAATTAATTTTAAATTGTCTTTAAAATATTTTTTGTTAAGTTCATTATTAGTTTTTTTATAAAAAACAACGTTTGATTCAATCATAATATAAATTATAGGTTAATTATTTGGGTTTTTTACCAATATTATACTTAGGTGTTAACTGCCATTCATTCTTTTCCTTGTGTGACAATATTTTAATCTGTGACAAGAAAATTGGTGCAGGCACCTCAGTTTGTTTTTGATTGACCAACTTTACCAAGCCCCAATCTTCCAATAGGTTTGCAATAGCATTCCTACGTGATAGGTCGTTTTCGGTAATGTCGGTTGGTTTGCCATCTAAGGCAAATAGTTCTTTAAAATGTACCACATAATACTGACCACGTTTGTGGAGTATGTGGCAAGATTGGTACAATGTTTGGTCTTTCTTGGAGGCAACACCAATACGGGTCAGTGTCTCACGTACCTTTAAGAAATCATCTTTATCATCCAATGTCACTTCAACTAAGTCTTTAATGTCTATCATTATTCTTCACTCCGCCTGTATCTATTTTTGTTTTTATATCAGCGATTTGTTCATCGGTGAGGATACGTAGGGCCTCTTTGGCCTTGGAGTTTGAATAACCAAAATAGGTTTTCACACATTCAATATCCTTCTCAGAATCGGCCTTTTGCCACGGAACAAACTTCCGTTTCATGGGCCTGATACTATTTAGAAGATACTGGTATTGCATGTCTTTATCAATTCCTGGCCACATGTTCATGTCATTGACGTACAAGACACAATCCAAGTGATTGGACAAAGACCTATTGATTAGGAAAGGTGCATAATCTTTGTAGTCCAATTCACCATCCGGCACCTTCTTTCGCAGGATGTAATCGGCATAGTCGAACGGACTCATTTGAATTCACATTCAACCATTAATTCTGTAAGGCAGGCAATCAAGTTGATTTCATGGTCTGCAACAAAGGCAGACTGATATTGGTACTTGGCCAAGATCAGAACCATCTGTGGTACAGAATTAGGTTTCAACTTCTCATACAAACCATCGTAGATGTTTCTAAAGATTCGTGTGATATCATTATCGAGGTTGTTCGTAACCCACTTACGACAAGAAGCAAAGTCCTTGTTCATAATAGAAGAAACGAGTTCACTCATCTGTACATCAGAAACAGAGGCCAATATGCCTTTGTCAATTGTACCACTAACACCATAACGTTGTAGTTCATTCAGAACACGGCGATTATCTGGAAAGTGTTTGGTGATTACGGCAGCAACCACTTGTTTGTCATATGTAACACCTTCTTGTTCCAAAATCCATTCAACACGTTTGAAGAATGCCGTAGCCATCTTTAGTTTACTGCCATTGATTTTAAAGTCAACAACACTACAACGTGAATGAATAGGATCAATGATCCTGTTCTTAAAGTTACACGTAAAGATGAACGAACAGTTGGATGAGAACTCCTCGATAGCACCACGCAACGCTGGTTGAGTTGAATTTGGATTTAGATAGTCCGCTTCGTCAATGATGACAACCTTGCGGCCGCCTGATAGGGACATAGATGATGCATAATTTTTGATTTTGTTCCGTAGAACATCAATACCAGATTCGTCTGAACCGTTAATCAGAATGTAATCGCAACCTACTTCTTCACAGAGAGCCTTTGCGATTGTTGTTTTACCAACACCAGCAGAGCCAGCCAATAAGAGATTGGGAATCTCTTTTCGGTTTACATACTCCTGAAATGTTGCCTTGATACCAGCAGGAAGAATACATTCTTCAATGGTTTTAGGACGATACTTCTCCACCCACAAAATGTGTTGTGACATTCAAATACTCCATAATATAATAAATCAATTTAGGCCGGGAAAGGCCAGTTCAAGTCGGCTTCAAGTTCTTCGATTCGGCCTTCTAATACAGAAATCGTAGTGTTAAAATGACCCGTTCCTTCTTCATCAGGATTATAACGAGTTTTCAACACCTGAATCTCTTTTCTCAATACAGCAATGTACTCAGCTTTATCTGTCCATGTTTTAATTTCACCCATCATTTCACCTCATTCATAGATTCAAATAGAGCTTCAAACTCTTTTGATTCAGCAACTTCAGTTTGGAAAGAGTTTTTGAATTGTGTTTTTGCCATACGTTTCACAATCTTCTTAGGGATTTTTAATTCATCATTGGCAAAATCTACAATATCTTTCATTGCTTCATTGTTACCTTGGTTCTTATTCATGTGTAGAACCAGTTCATCAATATAACCTTTGAGTTTTTTTAATTGTTCTTCATCAAAAGAACCAAACAATGTATTTACTTTAGTCATGTTATCCTCCGAAACTTAGGTCGGATTCTTTTGCTTCAATGGCAATCCAGTATTCCATATCTTCTTTAGAATTTTTAAAGTAAGAAAGTCCTTTAGAAGAAATTTGTACTTCATATGTACCTGAAATCATTTTAAAGTTTTCTGTCAGAAACAAGGCCTTGAATTTCTTACCATTACCATCGGCAATCTCAGTTGAATCGGTGTGTGCAGAGTTATCTTTTGCATCACAGGTTGTAATGGAAATTTTATCACCATCAGACATGATGGCAATGTTTGGTGATTGTAGAATACTTGCAGTCTTTAGAATAGAGGCAAGTTCTTCTTCTTTCAATGTAAACGAAACATCAATAGATGGTAGTGTCAACTCTTTTTCTGGAGGAGTTACAATCATACTCTTTGCGGTCTTGCGATAGTTTAATTTCTTACGACCAACTTTGAAGATAACATGCTTGTCATCAAAATCAATCTCACCATCTTTGTACAGTGATTGTACGGACAAGAACTGGTTCAAGTCATAGATACAGAAGTCCTGTGGGAATTCATCTTTAACTCCTGCTTTGGCCAATACGGTCTTTGTTGCAGAAATAGTTGTCAATTTCTTGCCGGTCTTAAACTCAATGCCAGGATTAATGTTGGCAAAGTTTTTAAGAACCGTCAAGGTCTCATTAGATAATTTCATTTGTTTTCCTCATTATAAAAATCACATGAATACATTATATCATGTTCATACAAAAACATCAAGCAGCACATTGCATGGGCCAGGTGGTGTTTACCAGATTCTTCATCAAGCATTTCACCTTTCTTCCATGCCCACAAATGCCGTTGAAGTGCATCATAGTACCTGCGTTTAGAATCGGGTACATGTTTCCAATTATCTCTCTCATACTTTTGAGCACCAAATGTCAATACATCAACTGTGGCCTCAAGAGCAAGAGGTGGCAACAAACCATATTCTAGTTTGTCGCCGTCAAATTTACGACCACCTTTAGTGGCCAATTGTGATGCTTTGACTACATCTTCAGGCATTACATTTCTCCAACGAAATTGGCGACTGCTGGCATATCACCACGGAAGTGATATGTACCAATGTGGTCTGCTCGCATCCAAGGACACAACCAAATCTGGCCACCAAGCTTACGCCACAATTGACAGAACATATAATCTTCTGATAAGTAACGGTCTGAACCACCACCTGTTGGAGAATCAATAGTATCAATCAACGTATCAAAGTATGCATGAATGTAACGTGATCCATCAAAGTTGGCTTGGCCAACGTGGTCTGGTTTGTAACGCAAGTGTGGAAATGCTTCTGCAAATTTAGGGAACACTTCACGTTTTATCATCATAAAACCAGTTCCAATTTCCAACACTTCAAGTGGATCAGAAACATTAAACTTATCTGTACCACGTACAGGATTAAAAACATAATCACCAGTAACTTTTTCTAAGTCAGCAATTGAAATATCTGGATTTTTAGACATGGCTTTTTTAACAGATGACCATTTGATGGCCTTCTTAGGATAAGGGCCGCCTATAACATCTCTATCTAATGCTAACAATGCAACAACATCTTGTGGATTAAAATGTACGTCAGCATCAATAAACAACATGTGTGTACAATCTGAACGGTGTAGAAACTCGTCAACGAGATAGTTTCTGGCACGGGTAATTAAAGATTCGTTGAAAAGAAATGAGAATTTCACTTGTACACCATACTGCATACAAATGGCTTGTAAATCAAGACATGCCTTGGCATAGAGTCCATGATTCATGCCACCATACATTGGTGTTGCAACGAAAATACTTTTCTTTTGAAGTTCTTCTTTTTTAATTGAAATTTCCATTATCTCTCCAAAAATAAAAAAGGGGAGTACCACATATAGTGGTCTCCCCGTCATTCACAGATTAAGCGCCGAAGCTATAACCTGCACCGATAGCAGTACGAACCATAGATTTGGTTGGTTTGCCCATACGATACACGGCAACTTTGCTGCCATCACCACGGGACTTGGTGTTTGTGTAGATAACGTGGCCTTCTTTACGAAGTTCTTCTACACGAGCAGAAACGTTTTGGATGCCAAAACGAGCACGAGCTTGTGCAACTGACAGGGTGTTGTAGCCCTCTGTCTTGCTCAAGTAGTTAAGGATTTTTGCTTTCGCAGAAATTTTGTTAGTCATAATATAATCTCCTAATAATGACAAAGTTAAAAAACAAACTTGTTTTCACAAGCATTCACATCATAACACTATTTAGTGTGTGTGTCAAGTATCCTTGCGGTATACTTTTTTATCTGCCAACTTGCGGCAAATATTTTGTCTTGGTTTCTTTCCAAGACAGGTATATCAAGTCATCATAAAACAAAGATTCATAAGATACGGTGTTTTTCTTTTTTAACATTGATATACGGCCTTTGGCATATTTGGTTTTCCAAATATTGGCCAAAGTTTCTTCACTGGTATCAAATGATTTGACCAGTTGTTCATCACCAATTTCTTTCCTAAGATATTCATTGGTGTTGTTGTACAGAGGAGAGAAGTAAATCCCTCTCTGATGTTCGGTACGAATAAGTTGTTTTGGAATATCCAACTTACCATACGCAAAATTTAATGTACGATTTTTGTGGTCACGCTTAAGTGGCAGGCCTTTTTGATTCTTGGCTTCCCACCATTCGAAGTATCTTCTGGTGTGGTTCTCTTTTACCCAATCATAAATCATTGCTCTGGTTTTTCTGGCCGGTTCAAAGGCAACCGACCCACTGGAGAAACCCATTTTGTTCCAGTGATCCAAACCATCATACTGAGATAAACCACCAGACTTAGTATTGCCATAGAGGGAAGTAGTAGTGACTCCAACGAGAACATCATCATATTGTCTTTTCCAATCATTTTGTACGGTGTCTGAAAGGCATAACAATGCCAATAATTTACCACCCATGTAATTAAAACCAAGTGGTTGTAAAGGCACAATGGTAGAACCAATTGCAGTATGGTTAATCATGCCTTGTTGTGTCTTAACATCTCTTGGCCATCCAATTGCATTGTCTCTTGGAGTCAAGTCCAAGAAGTCGGACGATATACACATAACACCTAGATACTTCTCAGTTCTCTCATCAATAACAGTGTAGTATAGATTGCGACCAATGTTAGAATTGTTTTTCATTGTGGATGAAAATGTACGAATTGTGTTCCAGGTTTCAGCCAGAGGACCATTAGATAGAACCAGTTTAGGAACTAACTTTTCATAATCATCAGGACCTTCTGGCATCCAGAAATTCTTCTTAACTTTTTCAACCAGTTTCTTTTGTGTAACATCCACCAGTTGAATATCTTCACCAAACAATGTGCCAATGTTTCTGGTAGGATACTTCTCATGTACTTCTAACCACTTCTGATATAAGGTATATTCACGTACATCCATTTGTGATGCATATGTGAGGTCCTTAATCAGTATTTCTTTCAATTGCTCCGTATCAATGTGTTCAAAACGTTCAGGTTCATTTAGTACCTGCCATTTATCCCACTGAGCATCAACATAATCTATAGGTGTGGCCATTAAGTTCTTTGTGTGAGTTGATTCATTTTCTTAGGATTAAAATACTTGCGTCTAATTTTGTCCAGTCTCTTTAGACCATATTGTAGTGCAAGTGGTTTTACTCTACTAGTATACACTATCCCATTCATATGGTCAAGCTCATGGAGAAAACATCTTGCAGATATACCATTAAAAGTTTTGGTACGTTTCTCACCTGTGAAATCCTGGTACTCCACTTCCACGGTTTCTGGTCTGGTAATGTGTAGATTTAGGAAAGGGAATGAAAGGCATCCTTCCTCCATATGTTTTTCACCAGATGACGAAATGATTTTAGGATTAAAGTGTGCCACATATTCTTCACCTGCACCCATAACAAAAACACGGTACTCAAAACCACATTGATTAGCTGAGAGTCCAATACCATTTTGTTTTCTGCAAGTTTCTACCAATGTGGACGCAAAAGTATTTGGATCAACCGGTGGTTTTGCAAAATCAAATTCTGGTAGAACTTTATACAAAGCAGGATGGTCTGGTGGTACCAAATCAAATGTTTCAATTTTAGTGGCCGATAAAACCTTTGCTTGTTCTTCGGTATCATATAATACAATATCTTCTGTGCTCATTTTGTAATCCTTGAAAAATTATTTTTCTTTTCAAATTTAATAATAGACCTAAACTTATCAAATAGTTGGTCACCTTTATGTGAGATAACAAACACATTTGTGTCTGCACCCATTTCATGTATTAACTTTAAGAATTCTTCAGTGCCAACCGTATCAAGGCTAGAATCAAATACTTCATCAAGTATCAACAGGTTTGTATTGGTACTGTTCTTCAACTTAGCAATTTGTCGCCATGTGAATAATAATGCCAAGTCAATACGCATCTTTTCACCTTCTGAAAAATTAGCATAAGAGAAATCATCACGATGCCTACTCTTAATTGTTTCTTCAAAATTTTCATTGATGTTGAAGTTAACAAAAAAGTCCATGGCCTTCAGGTACTTGTTAATTAACTTATTCATAACCGGTAAATATTGTTTGATGATACGTGTCTTAATGCCACCATCCTTCAATAACGTACCTGCAAATTCGTGGTAATGTTTCTCTATCAAACTACTCTCATAGTTCTTCTTGTATTCATTCAATGCAACATTCAACTCAATTAACTTTTGGTCACTGCCTTCGGTATTGATTTGTTTTTTGTTTAGAGATGTTATCTCAGCATTCAGTTTACTAATGTACTGATTAATGGCACTCATTGTAGAGGTATGTTTAATGACCTCTCCGTTATGTGCATTGATATGATTAAGAATATCCGTAATGGATTTTATTTCGTTATTAACATTTGTTAATTCTTGTTCAATCTCATTGAGGCCAATTCTCTGTGTATCAATTTTCGTTGTTTTTTCTTGTACTTGAGTATCTTTCCATTCAGGTGTAATGGATTGTTTGCATGTTGGACAGTCGTGGTTATTTTCATAGAACTGAATCTCCTTTTGATTTCTATCAATATTAGTTTGAACTTTACCTTTGATTTGAAATAGTCCCTTGGCCTTCTTGTCAAGTTTCTCTTTCTTATCACCAACTTTTTTTTGTAATACCGCAATATGTCTGTTAATCAACTCAATATCATTTTGTAATTTACTATGTTGTTCTTTTGATTTCTCAATCTCTTCCAGTTTATTCTTTATTTCGGTATCATTGTTTTTTTTATGTTCTTCGATGTTTTGTTTTTGGAGAGTTATCTTTTCTTCTGTAAGAGAGATGGCATACTTAGACTTATTTAAATCTTCTTTGATGGCTGAGTTCTTCTCTTTGATAACGTTGTTCATTGAGGAAAAGATTTGAATATCTAATAGGTCCTCAATGATCGCCCTACGGTCATTTGCCGATAACTGCATGAAAGGAACAAAAGATGCCGAACCAAGAATGACAACCTGCGTAAAAGATTTGTAGTTTAATTTGAGAATATTATTCTCTAGTATCTCTTGATAATCTTTTGCAGCTGCATCTTGGTTCAGCAATACATCATTCAAATAAATTTCAAATATATTTGGTTTAATACCACGTACAATCTTATACTTCTTCTGGCCAATATTGAAGTGTAATTCTACAACGGCTTCTTTGCCATTGACTGAATTCAATAGTTGTGGTTTGTTTATCTTACGAAAAGGTTTACCAAACAAAACAAAACACAATGCATCCAGAATTGTGGATTTACCGGCACCGTTGTGGCCAATAATCAATGTGTTGTTAGATTTGGTAAAATCAATTTCAGTAAAATTGGCTCCGGTGGATAGAAAATTCTTCCACTTAATCTTTTGGAATAAAATCATGCTTGTTCAGTATTCAATGCCTCTACGTAGAGTTCTTTTAATAATGTTTTCAATCTATTGTTGTCGATACTTTCTTCCTGAATACCGTCAACATACTTGTTTAATATAGTAAGAGTATCTTCTGCTTCATCAATCACATCATCAACATCTTCTAATTCTGTAAAATCTTCTGCAATAGTAATGTCCGCAGGGTTTTTATTATACAGGTTATTCATGAACTTGTCAAACAAATACGGATTGGTTTTGTTTATTACAACCACTTTGACATAGGTATTTGGATATGGTGTTAAATCTTGGCTGTCAATCTCTTTGATGGTTTGTACCTTGTCATCATATGTAATACGGTGGAACATTTTATTTGGATTCTCTACGAATTCAAGTTGGTTAGAATCCATGTCAAACAAATGAAAACCCCGAGGGTCATTATAATCCTGCCAAGTAAGCTCGTATGGATTGCCCAAATAGTGGATATCATCACTAGAAGATTTGTGATGGTAATGACCACTAAAAGTGTAATTAAACTTCCTAAAAATATCACGATCTAGTCCTCCTTCAGATGGCATGCCACGATACATGGCAAAGCCGGCAATTTCAAAATGACCCATACAAATCTTTGCAGGGGTGTTCTTCAGTTCTAACATTGAATTGTCAAAGTTCTCAGCACATATCCAAGGCATCATACAAACATCGTAGTTCGTATCTTCATACTTGAGATGTATTGTCTGTGGTGTATCAATAACATTGATGTTATCATACTCACGCAATAACAGGTCAACCGAATTCACATCATTGGTATTCTTAAAGTATGTGTCGTGGTTGCCAGCCAACATATGCACTTCAATACCCATATCATATAGTGGTGCAAAGAACATTTGTTTGGCACGTTTCAATGAAAAGAAGTTGATATACTTTCTACGGTCAAATGTATCACCGAGAATAAGTAAAGTTTTAATACCTTCTTTCTTTAATTTTGGAAAAAAGGTATCTCTATAAAACTCCTCAAAGAAATCCAAAAATAATGTCGAATCGTTTCTGGCACCAAAGTGTTGGTCGGTAATTATTGCAACTTTCATTTAAATTTTAATCCTATAGAAATTCTCAATTTATTAACAGTAGGTGCTTCTGCATAATGTTTTAATCTTGAATCAAATATTACTGCAAGGTTTTTTTCTGGTGTAATAATTGTAACACCAGTATCATTAAAAATATTCAATCTTCCACCCCATTCAAATTTCCAATCAAAAGGAAAATAAACAACCGACTTAGTACATCCATCGTAAGTATCGTCATGTAAAGAACCTGATAACTGATATGTTTGGCCATTAATATGCCAGTCCATCAAAGTATCATCAAATTTTGATGATAACAATTCAGCAATTTGTTTACCTGATTGTTTGTCAAAATTCCATATAGGCTTTTCTAAATCTGATGAAGTGTAATCAAAACCCCAACGTTCCTGTTTTAATATATTTTGTACAAAACGTAATTCATCAACATCAAGAACTTTTTTTTGGATTTTCATTTAGCCTTTTCAATTTCAAATAATCGTTGTCTCAACTCGGTGGTAGAAAAACTGTGTTGGCGACTGTTAAAGTATACTGACATAGGTAATTGATAACCAGTAAACTGTTTATCTCTATACTCCTCACCTACTATTCTAACATCAATTGGATAAGAAGTCAATATGTCCATCAATTCTTTTTCTGTGGCATATGGTATAATTTCATCAACATACTTACAAGCCTGTACCTGTATGAATCTTTCCAGTACCGTTTGCAAAGGTTTGTTTTTGGTGGATGGCCTGTCTATTGTGGGATCCATTTGAAGTCCCACAATCAAATGGTCACACTGAGTCTTTGCCTCTTTTAACATCATCACATGACCTGCATGAAACAAGTCAAATGTGGAACAAGTAAATCCAATTCTCATAATTACTCCTCAATAAATTTTTCAAGGCCCTTAGGTTTCTTTAGGGCATCTTTTTCTGCCTTTTTGGTTTTTCTGGCAACTTCATATGTCTCAATGAACTCTGAGATGTTTTCATATAGTTCGAATTGCCTTGTACTACCATCTTCACCTTCTAACATTTCGAATTCATCCAAAATACCATACAGTTCAGTGGCCTTATATTTGACGTATAGTTGTTTCTTTTCTTTTTGAATTCTGCGTAAGAATGCAAAGTAGATGATTTGGGTAAAATATGCAAATGGATTGGAAGACTTTGTTGGATCAAAGTTCTCAAAGTACATTAAACAATTCTCAATACCATCCGAAACCATTTCATCTCGGTAAGTATAGTTGATAAAGTTTGGTTTGTGGGATAATCCTTCGGCAATTTTCATCCAGCATTCACCGATGTAATTGGGAATTTTTGGTTTTGGTTTGTTGGCAGACTCGGACTCTACACATATGGCTTTGTAGTCTACCAGTGCAGCTAGGAAATCTTGATTGTTTATATAATGTTTTAGTTTACTCATTCAAATGTACCATAAAAAGTTGTTGACAAGGGGCTTGACATGTGATATAGTCCTCGGTGTCCCCTATGATGTTAATATTAAGATTTAATGTAATAAGGATTTACCAATTTCCTTTTCTTCAAAAGCAGCCATGACTTCTTCATTCAGTTCCACTTCATTTTCTTTGCGAGTCTCATCTTTCAATTTAATCATTGCATTGATGTAATATTCCTCAAAGTCTTCTGTAGGTTCCATTGTAAACAAAACATCACTGGAAGATACTTCCACAGAATAACCTTTCATTACGGCCGCAGGTAACCATTGTTGCAGTACCAGATTCGTACCCCTAAGTTCGAATAACATGGGACTATCAATTATTAATTTATTATCTTTTTCAAAGATGCAATCACAGATTACATCTATACCGTCTTTGAGTCTTAAAAGTTTAACCATTTTTGAGTCCTATATTGTAAATTTTAAAAGAGAACTGCTCTTCATTATATATCTTCACTCTCTCCACGAAATGTTGCAGAGTAAAGTTCGTATGTTTTTTGATTCTGAGGTCATCTGCAATATCATATAGTGTGGCCATTTCTTTACCCTCATTCTGTCTTAGTCCTCGTCCAATGGATTGGAGGTTTCTGACTCTACTTTTACTAGGTGAAGCAAAAATAATGTTATGCAGATTCCGAATATTAATACCAGTACTAAAAGTACCAAAAGAAGCAACCACAATAGCGTCATTTTCTGTCTCCATTATCTTACGAATTTCTTCTCTTATCTCTGTTTCAACATCACCATCAACAAAAAACACACTGCGGCCATTGGCCTTTTCTTTAACCATCTCACACAATAATTTACCGTGTTTCTTCATCTGAAACAATACCAGTGTATTCTTTTTCAAACTGATGGCCAAATTGCGTATGAAACGATTTCTATTTTCTGATTCCAACAAATACTTTAATTCATCCGGATAAGAAGAACTCTTCATTTCTTGGCATCTCTCATCTGGATGTTTAAGTATCAAACATTTTATATTGAATGGTGATAGTTGTTTCTTATCAATAAGTTCTTTGGTGGTTATGACCTTTTTAGTTGGTCCAAACAAACCTTCCAGTACCAACTTATGTGTTTTGGTACCATCTAAAGTACCAGTAAGTCCAACTCTATACTTGGCATTAATACAGGCCGTCAATATAGATGTTAATGATTGTGCCTTAAATAGATGTGCTTCATCTCCAATTACATACTTGAATTGATGGAAGTATTCTGATGGAAGTTTGTAAAGTGATTGCCAAGTGGAGATTGTGAGTTTCTTGTCCGTCACCTTATCTTTGCCTTGATAGATTCGGTGTACATTATCTTCAACATTGAATCCATTTGCACTAGAGTAATCTTCAAAGTCAGTATACAGTTGTTCTACCAGAGATGTTGTTGGTACAATAATTAAACCTTTGAGGTCTTGATATTGAAGCAGTTGTCGAAACAACAAGTATATTATTAATGATTTACCTGAAGCCGTTGGTGACAACAACAGAGCTCTGCGTTTCTGCATGGCCTCAATAAAAGCGTTTTGTTGATGTTCTCTGACAACAATAGGTTTGTCTTTTGAATGTAGGTCTAATGTATCAAAGAATTTTTGTGCATGATACACCGAATACTCATCTTCAATTATGTTGTGTGAGTATGCATATTCACGTTCTTCACAGAATTCGGTAAGATATGGAACAAGTCCAAGATACAATTGACTGGTTTGTAGATTGAATAGACGAATCTTACCGTCCCAGATTCGATTCCGATAGGCTGGAACGAACTGATAACCAGGTACAAAGAACGTGAAGTACTCCGATAATTCCTGTGCAACGTGGCGTTCACACTCCACTTTGCCGTAGACTTCGTTTACTTTGTATATTGTAATGTGTTCACTTGTTTCCATATTTTTTTCTATAATCTAATTCTTCTTGAAACCACATAACCAAACTTCTCTGGTCATAATTTCCTGGTTTGGTTGCCCATACCAAGTAAGAATCTGGTAAATTTTTAATGAACATACCTTTATGTTTACCCCAAGGCATCTTAGTATATCTTCTGGATTCATGGTCTTTGTTCATTGGCCACCTATAAATTTTTCCCAAGAAATAAAATCTCTTAACTGCCATGTTCTTTGTTTAAGTTCAGACATAATTGATTCAACCACAGATGTAACTTCTTCATGGTATACTTTCTTTTCAAGCAACTTGATGAGGTCTTTGTCTGCTTCTAGGTAGGTGTTGATATCAGACTTGAGTGTAAATTGAAATGGTTCCCAACCATAATCGTTCAACTCATCTTCTGTTAGTTTACCAGTAAAGTATTCCCATTTCACCTTACGCATACGCAAGTAATCAAAGTGGGCTTTTTTGGACGCAATCTTATGCTTGGTTAAAATACCAAGATACTTGCTGTGATATTTGGGAATGTTTAATAATTCTTTAGATGGCTCGGTTTGGTCTATGACCGCATCGTTTTCCCACATCTTTAAAATCTGTTCAAGTGTTTCCATATCTATTCATCTATCTATTCAAATAACAAAATCTTTTTTAAAATCAACAACTTAATGTTGTTTTATCTATTCAAAACATTATAACACAAAATGATTACACTGTCAAGTAGGTATACGATTGATATCTAAATGTTGCCGTTGCGGTCAATATTGTATCGGCCGACTGTGTAGAATCAAAATTAATATCAGTAATACTTAAAGGGAAAACATTTACATATTGTATTCTAAGCAAAGGATTATTCAATCCACTTAATATGGTTAAAGTGGCATCTGAGAAATGTTTATTCGTTTGTAGTTCTTTGCTACCACCACGTTTCTCAAATCCATTCGGATCGGCCATGGTAAGAAACCAATCATACAAATTTTTCCAACCTTGCAATTCTTCATCCAGTATAAACTCTACAGTTAACGGATCGTATGTCAATTTGGTACCAGGAGAATACATGTCCAAAAATGGTGTTGCTCTGTTTACTTCACCCAATGTTACACCAGGTAAATTAACTGATTGACAAAAATACTGTGTAGTTCTGACTCTATCAAACGTTAATAGAAATTTGGTTGGTTGTAATAAGTTTGTATTCTGCGGACTTCTGTTTATTGCTGTCATGTTATCTCCCTCTATCAGTATTTAGGAGCCAAAAAAAAGACCACCCGAAGGTGGTCTTTAAGTATCACTCTGAGGTGACTCTTTATCTTACATCAAGTTTTTAACTTGGAAGATACGGTAGTAGACGTTTGAACGTGAGTTCAATGCGCCGTTGCCGGCACTCAAACCAGTTGCGAATGGGTTTGCAACCATGCCGTAACGTGTTTTGAATCCAATTTTTGGTTGGAATGTGTACTGGTCAATTGCACGAACCATTTGCAATGGAACGTAAGGGCAGTAGAAAATACCTGCGTCATAAGGTGATGAACCTTTGTAACCGATTGTAACCAATTCTTGGTTAGATGTGTAACCACCAAAGTAAGGGTCGATGTATACTTTGATACGGCCATGCAACAAACCTGCAAAGGTATTACCTGTATCGTCAACTTGCAAGTCAGCAGACAAGTTTGGAGTGTATTGCAACACACCAGACATTGCCATTGCGGAAGCAACGTCAGATGATACAATCATCACGTTACCTTTGCCACGACGAGTTTGTTTTGCGATAACGTTTGCATCACGTTCAATTTGGAAAATCAAACCTTTGAAACGTTCAACTGACCAACGACCGTTAGAGTCTGTATCTAAGTCGAAAATACCAGCAGAAGTAGTACCGTATTGAGCACCCGCAACAGCACAAGTGTAAATTGTACGGATAACTTCACGGTTAATCTCAGCAAGAATTTCTGTAGACAGAATGTTTGACAATTCTGTTTCTGCGTCCAAGCCATGAATTGCTTTCAAGTCTTGTGCTAGTTCTAGTGAGTATTCGGCTTTCAATGCACGGCTTTGTGCAGTAACAGTAACTTTCTCGATTGAGAATGCCATTTGTTTGAAAGGACTATCTGTGTCAGCACCTAATGCTTCAGCAGTTGCTGTTGGCATGCCGATACCAGTTGTGTAAGCGTTAGCAGTCAAGTCACCAACAGGTGTCGTTAGAACGTCTGTTGCGTTGTTACCACGGAAACCGTATGGGTTAGACGTAGATATTGCACCAGAGAATTCTGTATTTGCTTCGTTGAAGAAAGATTCTGAACCACCTTGTGTGTTGTACTTAGCACGCATTGCAAAGATTAGACCAGTAGGTCCAGTCATTGGTTGAACGCCTGCAACATCATAAGCAATCAAGTTAGGCAATGCACGGCGAACCAAACTAATTAAGATTGGATCGTAGTTAGAGATGCTACCACCTGTAACGTTTGTTGGTGCAGAAGATACGGCAGTTTCATTCAACTGTCCTGCTGCTGCGGCCATTTCACGTTGTTGGTTTTCCAAAACAAGTGCTGTAACAGCTTTCTTGTATGGGTCTTTAATGGCTTCCAGGCCTGCATGTTCTAGGACTGGAGCCCATTTTTTTTGTAATTCTTCTGTTAGATACATTTAGTATTCTCCTTGTAAGTATCTTTTATTGGTAAAGTTTATTTATTTAACCAATGATTTAGAGATGATTTGTGCGTACTGAGCGATTGCAGGATCAATTGCAGCCGATGGCTTCTTTTCATCCTCAACTTCTACAGCTTCATGTAGAGCAGAACTAACTGGTGCTTTAACTGATGATTGGAAGTATGAATCTACCAATGTTTCCAGTTTTTGACCAAATTCTTCTTCAGTAGTAAACTCAACAGTCTCTGCGAGTGCTTTTAGTTTTTCTACTTGTGTCTGCGTCAGGCCTTCACATACTGCATGTATAGCCTCTGTCTTTTTAAATTCATTAATTTGTTTACTCATTTCAACATTACGTGAAATTTCTTCGTTGATAGTGTATTCCAAATCTTCAACCTTAGTAGTCAATTCTTCCACAACGTCCACTTTTTCATCTGGAATGTCAATGTAGTGTTCTTCGAATAGACCTTTTAGACCACGAATGAAATCTTCAACGATTTCAGAACGTAGACCTTTTTCGATTGCCAATTGGTTTTCTTTGAACCATTCTTCAGCCATGTAGTTGATGTAATCATCTAACTTTTGTGCCAAATCTTCTTTGACTGTTTCAACAGCCACTTCAAATTCTTCGTACAATGCTTCTTCAACTTCTTCCATAATGGATTGTGAACGAGCAACAACGGCTGCTTCAAAAATTGTGGTAGCTCTTGATTTGAATTCTTCAGAAAGATTTTCACCTGAAAGTAATGCACCTACATCTTGGTCCATTTGTTCTTTCATTTTTTGTTTCTTCATCATAGCTTTAATCATTTTTTTGTCTTCCGCTGAATCTTCATGCGCTTCTGCAACAACGTCATCATCTTCTTCAGCTTCTTCGTTTGCATAAGATTGGAATGTGGCACCTGGATTTGCTTGCATCATTTGTGGTGCAAGTTTGGCCTTGATGCGGTCACGAATTGCGTTGTAGTCTGTTGCAGCAGCTTGAACTGCTTTGTGTTCAGAACCTTGTGAGTCAGCAGGACCAGACAACTTCTGTGCAGGCATTGAACCAATTGGTGGTGTTGCACCTGGAGGTGTTGCAGTTGGTGTACCTTTTGTGTAATCACCAGTTTCGTCATCAGTTTTCTTGATTTCACCAGCAACTTCACCAACGTCTTTTGTGCCATAAGCAACAGATGTAGGTAGTCTAGATGGACCTTCTTTGTGGCCACGAGCTACAGAAGCTTCAAAGTTTTCTTTTGCGCCTTCTGTAAGAATTGATTTAGCGGCGTCTGTCAGATTAAATTTTCCCATTTTGAGAATCTCCTTGATTTATATTGGTATTTATATTTAAAGTTTTTTAAGGAAGTTTTCAAAGATTTTTAAGCTTACGGCTTCAATCTCTTTGCTAGATGCTTGCTTAATTTCTTGCTTTGCAACATCATTTTGTTGTTCGGTCCATATACCGTTAACCAACATCCATTCCTTACCTTCCATAATGCCTTGTACGAAAGCACCCGGTGCAGAAGGATCTGCTACAATATCTGCCGCTGTGGCCAGATGAAAGTCTCCTTGAACGACATTGATGCCGTTTTCCATTTTAAGAGAACCCATACCTCTTGATGACACACCTAGTTGTGCGCCACCTTCAATAAGATTTCTTGCAATGTTACCCATAGGGGTTTCAAGAATTTTTGCTTTGCCTATCCAAGCATTTCCTTCTTGACGTAGACCAACAATTAAATGTGATACACGATCAAGATTAATAGATGGGGTGTCTGGATGTCCCAGTTCACCAAAGGCACGATTTTTATTAATGTATTCTTCGCTGTAACGATTAACTTCATTACGCATGGTTTGTTCTTTATACATGCGTTTGTTTTTATTAACGGCTTCTGCAACTAGAAACGGACCTTCAATGAAAAGAGTTTTCTTTCCATCTTTTTCTTCCGTTAAGTACTGTACTGATTCGCTAAGTTCTCTAATAAGTTTCATTGTAGTCTTTCTGATTAAGGTCTCAAACCGAATGCACCATAATTAAATGCGGCTGGATCACTCAATTGACCACGTTGATAGTGTTCGTTATCTTTACGCAATTCTAAAACCATTGTATAACTATCATTTGCGGCCATGCCTCTGGTAATCACACCAATATCACCTTTGCAACCTGTTGTATCTTTTGCATTATTTGGTATTGTTACCCAGTTACCAGCAGAATCATATTCTCCGTTACCGTTCATAACAAATAAAGGCATTGGTGTTGCTGCATTCCAAGATAATGTTACATCACCACCTGCAGCACAATCATACCATAAACGATATAAAGATAAACCATAAAAACTTGAGGCACCAGTATTAGCGGCACTGGTAAGTAAATTGCCTTTAGATGTATCCATTGCACCATATAATGTGTTTGCTTGAATACGCACAGCATTTGCTTCTTGTCCACTTGAACCATCAAACGATCCGGTTAATTTAATAACCACATGTTCTGTAGTATCTTTTATTACTTGATATGTAAATGAATTTGCCATTTGTAATTCCTGTTATTGTTTGAATAATATTTATACCAATGCGTCAAAATTAAGTTTCACTTGGTTCCGCTGCATAGAGAACTTCATCTTCAGCAGTTGCACCTTCTGTATCTTCTGGATTCATTAATTGTTTTGCAACTTCAACTTTATGTGTCTCAATATGAGCTCTAACTCTATCATGTAGTGCAGAGTATAATGCGTTACGCATTTCAATTGCGTTGTCTGTTTCTGCGTAGTCTACGATTTGTCTTGATGTTTCCATGTTATCTCCTAATTATAAAATGCGTTTCAATCTGGTAAATGTTGTCTCAACTTCTTCTAAGCTGAGGTCACCTTTAACTGATTTTGAACCACTGGAACTTTTCGATTTACTTTTTGCTGGTGCCGATTTTGAAGAACCACCACCAGAACTACCGCCGCCAGAATCACCGGCCGCAGCAGGATCAGGCATCAATTCTGATTGCTGTACCATTTGATCGGTCTGAACTTGTGCTGCCATTTGTTGTGAAGCAATATCATTTGTTACAGACACTGGCAATCCAAGTCCATCTTCTTTCTCTTTGTCTATCTCTTTTTGCATCAGAGTAATTTCATCATCAGTCAAACGCAATACGTTTTGTTGAATCCAATTTTGTGAGAAATAACGACCTGTATATGGATCAACTGATTGTAATAGTGTCAATCTTTGAGTCATCAATTCAGCTTCTTTTAATTCTGAGAAGTTATTATCTTTGATGTAATCATAATGTATATCTTCTTTAAATAAATCCCATTCTTCGTCTGTACAGATACCTTTTAATACACACTGCACACGCAATGCTTGATTAAACACTTCTGAAAATTTGTTACGTAGTCTATCAACAAACTTAGAAAACTTTAGTTCATCACGGGTAATTTCTGATGAACGGCCAAGTGAGAACCCTTGATTAGGTTCTAACCTGGAGATTGGAACACATAAGGCACCATATAGTTTCTTCTGAAAGTATTTAACGTCTTCCAGCTCACCTAGGTTCTGTCCACCTGGTAGTGTGGTAATCTCTGTGCCTTTGCCACCTTCTCTACGTGGTAACCAAAAGTCTTCCATCATAGACATGAATTTACGGTCATCACGAACTTCACCTGTATTGGCATCATAGACAAGTTTGTTTTTATACTTGACCATAATGTCACGCAGGTATTGTTCTGCTTTTAACTTTGGTAAGTTACCAACGTCAATGTAAAAGATTCTACGTTCTGGTGCTCTTGAGATACGGTAGATGACTGTTGCATCCTCTATCATACGTAATTGATTGAGAGGCTTAATTGCTTTATGTAGATAACTCAGAACAACCGCACGGCGAGAGTCCATAAGGCCAGACACCACCGAAATGATAGAGTCTGTTGTGATGCGAACACCAACAGGACCAAAATTGGATGCACTACCGCTAACAACCTTGTCGTTGTAGATGTAGTATTCGTTTACTGGCTGCATAAGGTCTGCACCAGTTCTTTCGTCTTTTTGTTTCTTCATTTCACGAACCTTACGTAATCTACGTGGGTCGATGTAACGAAGTTCTTTAATACCTTCTTGTGGTTTCTCACGGTCAATAATCATGTGATAGTACATTCTACCATCCACATAATAACGGCGGAAAATATCTTGAGCCATATTCTTATAACTCAATAAACGTAAGATGTTATTGAATTCTTCTTTGATGGCTTTCTTAATCTTATCGTTAATTTTCAAATCATCTAAAACGATTTGTGTTATTTTACCATCATCGTCTTGTACAATGGCTTCATTAACTATATCATCTATCGCAGATTCAATTTCAGGTTGCATTGCCATTTCACGATAACGAGAAATAAGTTCTACCTCATTTTTTGCGGTACCGTCAAGGTCAACATAAGTGCCGTAGTATGCGGCAGATGTAATAGTTAATGCCCCATCATCTTGCGTTGGAGGCGCAAATGACTGCTGGCCAAGGCCTTCTTCCTCATCCTTTTGACGAGAGATTGTAAAGCCAAATAGTGAAAATTTGTTGTTGTTTGCCATATTTTGTGTGTAATTATAAAATCAAAAAAACATGGGAGACCCTATTGGGCCTCCCGCATATATCAAGATGTTGTGTCTGTTTCCCAGAATTGGTAAGCAAATGTACAAGTGAATTCCTCAATCGCATCATTTGAACTCCAATCTAGATCGATTGGTGCTAAGTCTAATGGAAATGCGCCAACAAATTTATATTTCTTTAATTCGTTGCCTGTTTTTCCATATTGAATAACACTTGCGTCAACAGCATATCCGTTAGAATTTCTTGCTGATGCACTTCTCAGATTACCTGAATGACTATTGATTGCGTTCATCCAATTCTCTAAAGAATTTCTGATGACAAAATCTTCATCATTAATAATTGTTAATGTCCAGTCTGTAAACGTTCTGTTACCAGCAAACTTCATCTCACGCCCGAAGTAAAAGACTGGTACAGTACCGATTGACGAACCTGGTAGTTGAGCTGTTTTGGCCATAAAAGTTATTTTCTGGCCAGCAACTGTTGCGTTTGTTACAAGTGCTGGGAATATTAAAGAGACAGAGAATAGATTTGGACGGGCACCGTCACCAATCATATTTGCTCTGAATTCTGCTACATTAAATGACATTGTTTTCTCCTATCGTTTATTTATTAAGCTGCGCCAACGATTGTTACGAAGTCAACACCAGTACCAACAGCGACAAAGTTCAACTGAATGTAGTTGATTGAACGTGCAGGTTTAAGGTAGATATCTCCAACGAATTGGTTACTATCAATAACTTGTTGTGTATTATTCGTTGAATCGCAAACAACTCTAAAATCTGTCAAACCACGGCGACCTTGAATGTCACGCAAGAATGGTGAAACTAGAGCAATAAATTGTGCTCTTGTAAATTCATCGTTCAATTCAAACATTGAATATTTGGCAGCTTGTGCAATTGCCTTTTCAAGTGTAATAAACAAACGGCGAACGTTGATTCTATCGAATGCAGAAGGCTTGGCCAACAAAGTTTTATCACCGAACAATACTGTACCTTGACCTGGGAATGATACAACTGGATTAACGCCTGCTGCATATAGTGTGTCACGGAATGATTTGTTTGGATTCCATGCCAATTTGATAGAATTTTTAATTGCACCACGATTGTAACCTGCTGGTGAGAACCATGGGTCACGAATGTTATCTGTGTATACACACAGACCAGCAATGTCACCGTTTAATGGTATCCAACGATATGTGTTATTGTATTTGTCAAACTGATATTTCCAACCAGAGTCGGCCATAACATAAGAAGAACTTCTTGATAGTGCTGTCAACCAATCTATAATATTGGTTGTTTCGCTTCCCGCTTTATTAACAACGTCATTGTAACGTGGTGAAATGAAAGCCACACAATCTGCACGACCAACAGCAATGTTATCAATAACATATTGTTGAACTGCAACAGAATGTCCGCCAGTTAAAATTAATGAAACATCAATATTTTCTTTATTTGAAAACAAGTCATAAGAAGAATCAATGTTACCATCTGTAGGTGCTACGGTTGAACCTGTGCTTAAATTAATTGCCTGATTTGTTGTTGGATTTGCAAAAGTTCTACCTGCTGCGGTTTGGCCCCATGTGGCACTTGTTGTTGCATAGTTAACTGGATCCATTGCATAAATGTATTTTGAGTTATTAAAAATAACTTGTTTATAATAGTTAGTTAAACCATTGATAACTGCATCGTATGCCGCAGATACAAAACCATATGTTTCTAAGATTGAACCAGCAGAGCCGGTAAATAAACCATCTTGGTCAATAACAACGATGTGCATCTCATCATTTACACCATTAACAGAATCAGCAAAATCTGATGTGCCTGGTGCTGATGTGAAATAGTTCTTGTATGCCCATGTGCTATATGTTTGTGTGTTTGCACAAACAGCAATAGAGATAGAATTTCCTAGAACACCAGGATATCTGCCCGCAAATGGACCATAATCATTACCGTTATTGCTTAAAAGATATGAAGCTTCATAAGCATCTTCATTTTTAATTTGTACATTTAAACCACTACCATCGGTTGCATTGTTTGCTAATGCACCAACTGAACGAACCAAACTTAAATTATTGCCATAAGACAAAAAATTCGCAGCAGTAAAGAAAGATACTGCTGAAGCCGGATTTGGTTTACCATATGTACTAACGAGTGTTATTTCACTGTCTACTTGTTTTACTTTGTCTGCTGGACCCCATTGAAATATTCCAGCAAATGCACCAGCGGTTTGTTGAACTGCGGGTACAACGGTTGTTGCATCGACCTCAGCTACATTTACGCCTGGAGAGATTTGAAATGCCATTTTATTCTCCTTGAATTATTATGTTCTTTTGGCAAAATACCATAAGAGTATTTATGAAAGGCTGGTTTTATAACCTTTCTAGTCTGTTCCTCATAAACGAGCCGTATGTTTCCCCACTGTCTGCTCGTTCCCATAAATCACCACCCATAAGTTCGAAATCATGTTCTAGACCATCCTCAATGATAGGTGCAGGTAGAACATCATCGTCCATTTGATTCATATTTTCCAATTGAATCTGTTTACGAATGTCGTGATTAACAATTTCTTTGAAATATTGTTGTGTAGTTACCCATGAAAATATCACTAGAGACATTACTAAGTCGTCATTTGCACCATCTTCAGCACTAAAAGAATTCCTCTGCTGCACAAAAGTGGTCAATTCGGAATATGTATCGAAATCATTAATTAGAAGTTTGTCTCCTTCGATTAGAGTTTTAAGGTTTGAACAACCAATTGCCTTGACCTGAGGAGACATCTTCAGTCCCATCTGAACACCACGAGCAAACCCGGCCGATAATTGTTGTGGTTTTTTATTGCCTGTAAAGATTTTCCATAGGTTCTCATACTCAAAATCTGTATGTAATGAGTCTGCAACCTGTGGATTGTTGTTAATTTCCACCAAAACATACGCATCATTGTAGTATCTGGCCGTATTATAGATGACAGTTGGAAAAAGAATAGGTGTAATAGATGAACTGCTGTAGGTTGCAACCTGTTTATATGGTGTCTGCGAGATATCAATTACTGAGAACGCAGAACTATCTAAATTTTTGCCTTCAGAAACGTCAACTGTGATACAGTATAGGTGGTCCGATTTAGATTCGTTGATGCCTTCTTTGACTGGATGTTCATATATCTTCAACAAATCATGATTGGCAACCGGATCATTGTATACCAGTTGTTGTAACTTGTAACCAGAAATCAGTGTGTTTGATGAACCTAAGAATTCTGTTTCAAACTCCTGTGAGAACTGCCGTTCAGAGGTGTTACGAATTGTTTCTTCTTTCCATTTCTCATCACGGCCAGGTACATGTGACCAATGAATCTGGAAGTTAACGTAGTTGTTTTTCTTGTTAATCGAATCCATCCACAACTTGTAGAACAAGTTCATACCGTTTGGAGTGGAAACAATAATAATCTTTGTCTTTTTACCTGATGAAATTACAGGGTAAACAGAGTTAAAGAATTCTTCTGCAATATTATTTGGAACGAAAGCGAATTCATCTAAGAATACTATGTTAAAAGAACCACCACGAATGGCGGAACTAGATGTGGATGCAGCGATAATCTTAGAACCGTTCTCCAGTTCTACGTTACCCTTGTTCCATGTAACGATACCTTGTTGTAACCACATAGGTAAATTTTCATAGGCCAGTTGATATTTGCCCAAAATATCACGAGCCAATGCACCTTTGTTTGCCAGCACAGCACAGTTTTGGCTGTCTTTAAAGATTGTTTCCCATAACATATAGGCCACAGTGGTTGTGGTTTTACCAACTTGACGAGGACATTTTGTAATTACAAATCTATTATTTGCAAACAGATGAAGCATTTCTTCCTGAAACGGCCACATATTAAAGTTGATTAGACCTTCATCAACGTTGACAATCTTAATATAATTTTTTGCAAAATAAATTGGGTCGTTTGAACATTTTATATACTCATCAACTTGTTCTTGTGTGTAGTTTACTTTGACACCGGCCTTTTTAAGTAAGGGGTTGTCACGGTATGCTTCACCAAATTTTAAATCATTAATCATTCTTACCTTTGAGTAGTTTGTTCAACTCAGCGGTAGAACCAACAAAGATAGCCTTGTCGATTTTTGTATCGCCTTCTTTTTTACCGTCCATTGTACGCATTTGTTTTTGTACTGCAAGTAATTCTTTGTTGGCATCAACCACGTTCTTTAGTAGTGTTGCATAGACTTCAAATGCCCGAGGATGTTGTCCTGCTGCGGCAATATGTCGTAGTTCTTCCATTGCATCTTTGCCATTATCAATCAACTCTTGTAGATTATCTTTTGTTTGTTGATATGCATCTTCCAAATCTGTTTTTAAATCTGGACCTTCCTCAGTTTTTGAAACAACCGGCACCAAAGGTTTTTCCTTTTGCACTACCGGTGTTACATCAAATATTTTTTCCATGTTTTTGTCAAATGTATTCATATTTTTTAATTGGTTTATAATGCTGCGATTCTACTCTTAAAGTCGTTGAAGTCGGTTGATGCCGCAAGAAGAACTTTTAAATTGGCCAAAGGTATAGATGCACCAACTTGAACTGTGTTGTTTGCAAACTGAATGTTTGAAACATTTGCAATAGATTTTCCACTTAGGTCCAAAGCAACATTACTTGAACCTGAAGATGGTATAATTATTGTTCCGTTTCCTGTGAAATCCCATTTCTCATTAAAATAGGTAATTCTTTGCTCATTTTCTGGACTAGGATTTTGATAGGTAACAGCATTCATTGTATATGAATATGTTGTATTGATAGCAAGTGTTACTGTTGTGTTTCCACTACCAGCTGTATCGCTTGTCGTAGTGGCCGCAGATGGTACGGTCACATATGTAAAGTCTGACCATTTGGTTGAGTTTGAATATGCATATACACCAGATAGAGTTCCGTTTATTGGTAACTGATAAGTGATTGCAATTGTTTTTGAACTACCATTTGGATTTGCATATCCAGTACCAACAATAAAATCACCTTTCACATCCATTTGTCTGTGACCAAGTCTGTTACTTTGACCTGCACCTGGAACTTGAAGTGAATTTGCCCAAGCAAGATATCCGTTGGCTGCAAGTACTTTGTAATTGATGAATCCTGTTTTGCTGTTAGGGTCTGTTGTGGTACCGTTTACATACAAATAATTGTTACTGTATTTAATCCAATTAATTTTTGGTGATGTTACACCAGTTATTTCTTTTTCCCAAACCAATTGATTGTTTGCTCTAAACATATAGATGTTTGTATTTGTTGCAGCATACCAGTTGTTTGATGAATCATAACTTAAACCAATGATTGTATTTCCATATTTGTTGACATTACTTGTTCTAATGTAAACGCCTTCTGTATCAAACTTATGCACTTGGCCGTTTGCTGATCCAACTAATAAACCACCACGATTTGGTAAAGCAATAATAACGGATCCGTTTGCTGCATTACCTGCATTATAAAATGTAAAATACAATTCGCCTGTAATATCAAGGCCTGTAATTAAGTTATGTTCACCAGTATAATATGGAAAATCTTCATCATCAACACAGATATCTTTAGAACCAATTGAATCAGTAATTAATGTATTCCAAACATTTTGACCAAGATAGTTAAATTTTGTAACACGGGTCGACCTGTCAGAAGGAATATTTGTTAGTAAGTATATGTTGTTGTTTCCATCAACTGTTACCGATTCACCAAAGCTTGCTACTAGTGTGCCACCCACGTTGGCCGCAGGAACAGATTTTCTCCAATATATTGAACCATATGGATCATACTTAATAACAGTTGCTTGTGGTAGACCAGTAACTTCATTCTGTGTGGTCATTGCCACCACAATATTATTTGCAGAATCAAATGCAACACCATTGCCATATGCATTGTTGGCTTGTGTATCTATTTGACCAAACAAGATACCTAAAGCTCTATGATCATTTTTATCGGTACCAATTTGAACTTGTGTATTGCTATACATTAATTCTGTGTCAAATAATATGTTACCCAATGAAGCTGTATTTGCTTTGTTGAAAGCATTCTGTGCCAACTCTTGGTTGGTTTCATAATATGTATTTGATGTATTGGAACGCAAAGCAACTGTAGTATACAACTCAGTAAAGTTGTTATTTGTTTTAGTAAAAGCCGTTCTTAATGAATCGCCTTTGCCATCATTTGCTCTAATACCAATATTGATAGTTTGTTTAGCCATTTATTTCTCTCATTTGTGGTTTATTGATTTGCGGCCTTGTTGATAGTTAGAACTTGATTCAAAGTATTATCAACCTTAGCCTCTTCTTTATCAACAGACATGTAATCAATATCTGTACTGACTCTACCAATCGAATCAACTTCAACAAATTTCAATGGGTTCAAGTTATATGATGTGAAGTTGTAATTCGCCAATGTATTGATTCCGTATATAGGTTTATCTGACACGAAGTTTCCTGTTAGTTCTTTTAATCTTAAAACGTTATCTGTAAACTGTACAACAATTCCTGTTGCTGATGCATCATCCGATGTGTATCCTTGATACACCGTTTCACCCACCCTATATGTTCCATAACCAGAATCTAAGTTCATGTAAAATTCAATAATTTCATTCTGTGATACTTGATTCCATATGGAAACAAATGCACGATTAATAACACCTGTCTCTGTTGGTTTACCAAAGATGAAACCCTTTACTGTGAAGTTCAGTGTCCAGATAATCATTCTGGTTTCATTATCTCTACCGCCTTCATATGTAATATCATGTGTGGTAGAATTTAAAATAACAGGAACTTCTTTAATAATACCCATTTCAGGAATCAAATTCAATTTGATTGTATAATCTGGTGTAAAGAATGGTAAAATGTGTTCAATGATTTGTGTGCCATCTTCTATGTTACGTACATAGATGTAAAGATTGAAATCAAAATTGTATGGTACTGGACTGTATTGTGATTTGATTCCTGCCGGTGCAGTACCGGCAAAATTCTTAATGTTTGTGTTTTGTTTCCGACTGGAATCATATGATAGTCCAGCCATTTCAAATGACATACGTGGTAATGTTACTTGGACTTTTTTATCCAAGTTTAAGTCATCCTCAAGACGCATGACATAACGTTCTTTACTTGCGTATGTAATAGGAACAATGAATCTTTCCGATTCTGTAAGGTCTGGCTTAAATCTATACAACGTAATGTTGTCAAACATATTACCAAATCCAACAACCAGTTTTCTTATGACACGATTATATGTTGACATTATATTCTTCCAAACGGGTTGGTTTCTGTAAAGTCAATAATGTTATTTGCAGTATCAAACAAGTATGCATTATCATAAGCTTCATTTCTTGTGCTATCTATTAATGGATCAAATGATGACAAATAGTATCTTGCATTACTTGTTGCACCAATGATTGCAACGTTGTCACGGAATTCACCTGCAATATTTGTAACCTTTAACGAGTCATCTGGCTTAATCCATTCTTGTACTAAGGCCACAACCCACGCATTTGCTTGTGTATTATCTGTAGATTGAAATACAACTTCTCTAGCTTCATATGTTCCAGTTCCAACACCAGTATTCAACTCTAGTGTGTAACTAGATTGTATCATAACATCATCAATGTCTTCCACACCAGTGTCGATAACTTCTTGTGAGTATTTGAATTTCTCTAGTTCTAGTTCATAGAAGAATGGTATCTTTCGGCCTAACATAAAGAAGTCTTTTGTTTGATTTGTGAACTTGATTTCAAACAACTCACCAGTACCATTTAAGAACGGTACATAAATCAAGTCACCTTCTCTTGGTCTTGTAAATATATCTTGTGGTACACGTTGAGAGAAAGAACGCTTTGAAAGAATGATGTTAACTGTGTTTTTAATCTCAAGGCCAAACTTAGAAAAGAATTCTTTTTCGCCACCATATTCCATAGAACTGGATAGGTAGAATTCAATAGGAAAGGCTGCACTGAATCTTTTAATTGGATCTTCACCATACAATATATCTCTATCGGTTTCATTTTCAATAGGCAAATAGTAGGCATCAAAACCCATAATCTTGATTGATTCAACAATCAAGTCCTCTATTACCCTTTGCTCAGCAAGAGAATTGTAATTATTGAAGTATACCGATGTTGCCATATTAGTTCATGAACATTTCTAGTGGTGCGCCATACTTATCACCAATCTCAGCATGTAATGCATCTATTTCCTCTTTGGCTTCTGTGTAAATCTTGTCACCATTTAACTTGACACCACCTGGTAATTGAATACCCTCAAACTTTTTGAGGTTATTTCCCCATGAACGTTTGATTAGGGCTGTTGCATATTCTTTTAACCAACGGTCATTCCAAGCCTGTGTATATACATCTGGATCAATTACTGCATAACATTCGGCAATAACAATTGTACCAACTGGTGCTTGACTGTGGCCCCAACCCCAGTCAATGTAGAGTCTTTGCATGTGTCGTTGGAACCTAATAGGAACCTCACCAGAGAACAGTTGTTCCAACATACGTAAGTGTTGTAATGTCAACGTATAGTTAATGTATGAAGCGGAGGTAAAGTCATACAACTCATTTAAACGCAACTGGTATCTCAAGTCAAACATATTAACCTGTGAGTGTGAATCGGAAACGGGAAATATTCTGGTGATACCAGCAATTTGTAGAACGTTGTTTGAAGAATCTCTGGCTTGAGATATGTTCAAATACTTGTTGTTAATGTCTGTCTGGTCTATCGTCTTAATGTAATAGACTTTTTGTAGGCCATCAAAATGGTAATCTTGCCAGTATTGAAGTGCATCATCAATACGGTCTTCCACCTGGTCGTCATCAACGTTGATTTCGATAACTGGAAATCCTAGTCTACGTAGGCAATAATTTTTAAAAGCGGTTCTAGTTGTTATTGTAGCCATATTTTCTCCAAATAGCATAATATATTTAGGCTATAATAATTACGATACCTACTTTGTTATTTCTACCCATGAAGTTGTTGATTCGTCCCAGTTGTATGATTTTCCATCATCAGGATAAGGAGTTGGAGGCATCCATTGACAAGCATTCTCATCCAATAACCAACTGTCATATGAAGGTTTTGGCGGAATGAATGCATCTCTTACAGAATCGTAGGTGTATCCTATACCAGCATAATTTTTTCTTAATGGTGTACCACCAAGTCTATGTACACCTGCGTGAGTGTTATAACTTGTTTGTACGAAAGAACTTGGTTCTCCGAATAAACCTGTATTAACTACGTCTTGTTCTATTACTAGAACTTGTGTTACGATATTATTACTATCGATTTGTGCGAAATGTGCCATTTTTTATTCCTTAGAGTGTTGGCCAAACTATATTGTATGGATCACTTTGTTTTGTGATATCAGCTAAGGCCTGTGCATAGGTATCTAGTTTAGTTAAATCATCAATTTGAGTAAGACTTAATCTTGTTAGTCTATTATATCGGTTGTATCTCCAATCAAGTTCTTGAATTTTCTGATCCCTTAATAATCTAATTTGAGCCCACACAACATCATTGTTTATGTCCTCAATCTTGTCATAAATTTGTATACCTATACCATATGAATGATATGTTACGATTGTACTGTCGATTGGTCGTGTGACATTTGAACTATACCAACCATTGTCATCCTTAACAAAAGTATAAATTCTTCCATTGTATGAAAGTGTTTCTCCATCTGTTGGTAATTTTGGAAATTTATCTGTATTCATTTTTTTACCTATTTAAAACTCGCACTTATGAAATGTTCATACCAAATGGTGAATCTTGTGAAATAACAATAACATCACCACCAGTGCCTTGTGTAGTATCAGCATCAAAGTAATAAATGTCAATATTGTTGTTACTATAATCTTTCAGTCCACCATCGGAGGTCAAAGGGTATATCAATAAAGCAGTGTTCGCTAATGCTGTTAGTTTTGTATTTGGTGGAGTGAAGTTGTTTGTATACAACACATCTTTGTTGAATCTAAGATTACTTATGTGACCATACAATCCACTTCCAATAAACCATTGTGTAGTGTTACTAATTGTTGCTGATGCTGGCACATTACTTGTTGTGGTTGCTGTTATGACACCATCAACATACATTTTAATTGTGCCAGCATTTCTCGTAATTGCATAGTGTACCCATGTTTTATCAGGTGTAAGTGCATTACCTGCTGTGTAACCATATGCACCATAGTTGGAATTGGTTGGGTTACATTGCTGTGCATTGAAGTGAAATCCCTCAACATAACCATAATTTCCCATTACAACATTCCATGACTGGTTGTTTGGATAAACACCACCTGTACTATTCAATGAACCTAAGTATGCTTGTGTTCCGGAACCTTGGTAATTGTAATCAATTCTTTTTGCAAAAAACTCAATTGTCCAATTACCATCTAAAGCTAATGCTGCATTATTGGCAGTATAGTAATATGGTGTTATGTCTGAGGTTGATGCACACATATAGATTGAACCTACGTTTGCATTATTATCTCTGCTGTTGTATAGGAACACAGAGTTGTTAGATGTTTTACCACCTCTTATTGGATGTAAATCTTTCGGCAACGCAATTGTGGTCGTGCTTGGATACACCATCAAATTGGATCTTTCAAGTGTGGTGTATCTCGCCATCTTAGATAATCTAAAATCTTGTATAGAACCACACCATCCGGTTGTGTTTGCTGAATTTGCAAAATCGCCGCCGATGATGCAATCTGACATATTTTGATTATATGAAAGAGTATAGTTTGTAGCCAAACCTGTTCCTGTATTATAATCACCCATCAATATCATACCTTGTTGTTGACCATTCACGTAAAGATAAAAGTTACCTGAACGGCGAACTACGGCCACATGGTCAAATCTTCCACTGGATGTGGTTGCACACACAATACTTGATGCTGCGGTTTGCAAAACAGATGGTGTTGTACCACCACTACTTTGGTATTTAATTTGCCATAGGCCGGTTGGTGTAACACCTATCAGTAAATTGTTTGCGTGATGATATACTGAATTACCATATGTTGCGAAAAAGTCTCTGCCACCAGATGCAGCATCCCACCATTGAGCCCAAAACTCAACAGTAAAATCTGCATAATGAGTTGGTGTACCTAAAGTATTCCATGCACCATTACGTAAAATAATTCTTTCTTGGAATGTACTTTCTTTGTTCTGGAATTTCCAACTTGAATTTCCAAATTTTTTGGTGTTGTATGATATCATACCACCAGCAGAAGAAGGTGTCACATCGCCTTGTAAATTCAATAATGGACCATCATACATTGATTGATAGTATGTGTAGTTGTCTAAAGTCCAATTGGACGTTGGCATAGTATATGTTGCTGCATCAACATCATATCTTGCTGTTCTCGAAATACGAACTGGACCAGAACCATAGGTTGTTTGTAATTCTTGGTATGTGTATGGTTTTTGACCTTTTGTCCAAGCGGTTGCAGTTGCAGCAATTCTTTTTCCGTTGGTGTATAAAGCAAGTTTGTTTGTACCGTTTGGATTATAAACAACAGCAATATGGTTCCAACTGTGTGGTCTTATGTTAGGTACAGTACCACTTGTTGTGCCTAGTCTTTGTACGGCAGCGTTGTGTTCTGTAAACAACTGGAAGACAATATCACCCCAACTAAAATTACCTGCACCGTTCGTTAAAATCTGTAAAGACCAACCTTCACCACCCAAAGTGTTACAGGTGGAGAATTGATATTGTCCACCAGAGACCGCCGGTTCAGCTTGGTTTATATACCAAAAGGTTTCTATGGTCCATGGAATACTCAATCGAGTCATCCAACCAAATTCTATTTTGTTACTTGTGCTTGCTGGTGCGTTTCCGAAAGCATTCCCACCATCAGACGTGGTACCTATACCGTCACCTATAACCATTGCATCCGCATTGTACGGTGCAGGAGGATATGGGCCAGTACAACTAGTGTAAACGTTCCAACCAGTCGTAAAATCAGCCTCACTTCTTCCACCAACTGTTGTTACCAAATCATTTGTTGAGGAATCCATAACGATGCCTGCTGCAGCCGACAACAAAAACACCGTGTTTTCGGTTAATGGTAGTGGTCCGGTCGGTACAGGAATTGTTGCTGGATTTTTATTACCTTTGTTATATGGAATACCAGTGTATGGTGCATTTGGTCCAAATAAACCCGAGCATATTCTAACATCAGTGATGGATCCCAAAAAGTTTTGACCCATTGCCATGTTTGATGTTGATGCAAGTAATACTAATTTGTTTGCAGGACAACTAATTGTTTGGACCGCATAAACTTCTTGTATTTTTTCACCATCAACATACAGTGCCAACCAGGTACCAACACGTTGTACACAGACATGATACCAAACAAAAGGTTCAATTCGGTTGTGTTGGTCTTGTAGTACACATTTACCACTAGTTTCAACAGACAACTTTCTGTGTCCCGAAATACTTATGGATATACCAGTATCAGCCCAAGTAGCTCTGGTGTCTAAAAGTATTCTTCTTACAGTAATGGCATCAGTGGCTAGTGAATCTCTGAACCAAAATTCTATACTGAATTCACCTTGTGAACTATTCCAGCCACCATCCCAAGCACCAAAGTCGAAAACGTTATTGGCTTCTGTTACCACAATTCTGTTAACTGTTCCGCCAGCAATAGTGTTAAATGCAGCTCCAGTTCTTGGGAATATACTTCTCGCACCGGCCGGATCATTACTTCTCTTTTTTTGTCCAATGACACCGGCATATCCAACGTTAAGATATTGGTTGTACGGTGGTCGTGGTCTGTTTGTTCCTGTGGTTCCAACTAATAATAATGTATCAGTTGGATTATCTGTCATCGAACTATCAATAAATGATGTTGTTGATACGTCAAATGTTGATGTATATTTTGCGGCACTAGAAATTCTTAGGCCACATGCATAACCTGAGAATAGATATTGATCGTTTCTGGATGCCCATATTCTCAAATCATCTGTCTGTGAATAGTCTGTTGCAACTGTTCCTGTATATACAAGAGCACCGTTGATGTATATCTTAAATTGGCTTGCGCCTGTGCCTTCACGCACTGCGGCTACGTGATACCAACCACCAGGATAAATTAGTCCAGTAGAGCCAGATGTTAATACATTTGGACCATCATCCCAAACTAGTTGGTATGCGGTATTTAATCTAAAATTCCAACCAAGACCACCGGATCCAGAGTTACCACTTCCTTTACCCGCAATAGAACCGCTTCCTGATACACCGTTTTGATTTGGATTTATCCAACACTCAACGGTAAATGGATTCAAACCAAATCTTAATAGACCAGCTTGTGGTCCTGCCCAAAGATCATGTACCTTAAATGAACCTGAAGTAGTCAAGTTATAAACGCTGTGTGTTCCGTGGCCAATTTGTTTAGGAAAATGTAAATTTGGATATACACCGAAGTTGTTCCATGTGTCCATACCCCAAACGTCTTGTGTTTTAATTGCACCCGTTGCCGAACCTGCAACAGTAACGTTTGCACTTTGTATGTGTTTTGCCGGAATAGTATTGTGGTGTGGTGTTGACATAGACATGGAGAACACGCAGTTCGCATATGTCATATCCAGTGGTGTGTTGGTATAATAAGTACCAGCATCTGTTATTGCTGTGTTACTTATTCTAATATCTGTTATTGCGCCAGCAAAGTTAGTAGTCGATGTACCGACTCTGTCACAACCTATTCTTAATGGGTTACCTGTATCAGCAAAGTTACCTGCACTTGTTCCTGTTACTGTTGAACCATAGTATCCATTAATGTTCACAGAAAGTTGACCTGCACCCGTACCCGATCTTTGAATAGTACAACGATACCATGTATCCATTGCCAACGCTGTTGTATTCAATGTTGATACGTTAGTCAGACCATCATAGAAACCTAATTGGTGAGTTGTTGTTAAGTAGATTGTCCAACCCAAGCCTGCAGAGGTTCTACCGGCAACAGTACCTTTACTTATGACATAGTGTTCTACTGCTTCATTACGACATAGTTTCAACCAGAATTCAATCGTGAAGTTACCTGTACCAAAACGTTGACTTGCGGTGTCTAATACGTTATAATAAGCATTCGGTTGAAACTGTGTTGCCCAATAAGGAAACCTTGGACCCTGAAACGACAAACTCGCTTCTGGTCTGGTTGTTGATGTTGCTCTATAGTATTCGTTCCAATTATACTTACTCTTGTCACGCATAACATCGTCAGCATAATTATTTGTTAGGTGACAAGTTACAGAACTATAATATGGATCATAGTCAACAATTTCATCCAACCTTACTGGTGGATATTCAAGTTTGTTGGATAATTTTGCAGGATTTTTGTTGTATGCGGCGTCCTCTATACTCCATACTCCACTTTTAGAATATGGTCTTGGAGAATTAACTTGGCCAATAGTTCCTGCGTTTCTTCTGCTTCTAGACATTTTAAGTAATTATTTCATAAGATGATGTTATAACAATTGCTGATGCTGCACTAGCTAAGGTCCTTATATAGTCACCTTCTACAAGATAAAACGCAGTATCTTTACCAGATATGACAACTGTTGATTTATCTGGAACAGTTATTTGATATGCAAGACTATAAGCTGCACCACTTCTCACAACTTCCACGGTTATATCGGCCGATGATGTGCTTTTGTTGGAAGCCACAAGTGTGTTTATTTTATATACGGAACCTGATGCAGCTGCGTTTACAATTACGTTGGAGTTTGTTGTACTTGCTGTTAAAAAGGCTGTATTGCCTGTTATTGTTGATACGTTTACTATATTTGGTGCTGCCATTTTATCCTCCGAATACTATTGACATTGCAATAGATTTTCCTATTGTTGAACCTGTATTTGCTTGTGTAAAAGCACCATTAGCAAATGATGCTGCTGAGTTGGCTGTTATGAATGATGCATTGGCTCTATCAAAGGCACCATTAGCAAATGATGCACCAGAAGTTGCTGTAGTGGTTGCTGAATTGGCTGTTACGAAAGCACCATTAGCAAAACTGGCTGCTGAGTTGGCTGTATCATATGCATTATTAGCTTGTGTTCTAACCCATGCATCAGTACCACCAGTATTTGCTTGAGCATAAGCTGCATTAGCTCTATCAAAGGCACTGTTAGCAAATGATGCACCAGAAGTTGCTGTAGTAGTTGCTGAGTTGGCTGTTGTAAAAGCAGCATTAGCAAAAGATGCTGTGGTATTTTGTGATGCATAGGATGCATTAGCAGTTATAAATGCACCGTTAGCAAAAACTGCACCAGAATTGGCTGTATATTGTCTTGTACCGTCCGAAAATGTAATAGCAGTATCACCAGTACCTGTTACAGTAAAAACTCCATTAACTGTTGTGTTGGCATTAATAATCAATGCACCTGTTAAAGTACCACCAGTTAATGGTAATGCATTATTTGCCTTGGTGAAAGCACCATTAGCAAAAGATGCACCAGAATTGGCTGTGTCGTATGCATTATTAGCTTGTGTTCTAACCCATGCATCGGTACCACCAGTATTTGCTTGAGCATATGCAGCATTGGCTCTATCAAAGGCACCATTAGCAAATGAACCTGCTGAGTTTGCTTTATCGTATGAGTTATTAGCTTGTGTTCTAACCCACGCATCAGTACCACCAGTATTTGCTTGAGCATAAGCTGCATTGGCTCTATCAAAGGCACCATTAGCAAAACTGGCTGCTGAGTTGGCTGTATCATATGAATTGTTGGCTTGTGTTCTAACCCAAGTATCGGTACCACCAGTATTTGCCTGTGCATAAGCTGCATTAGCTCTATCAAAAGCACCATTAGCGAATGAACCGGCTGAATTTGCTGTATCATATGAATTGTTGGCTTGTGTTCTAACCCACGCATCAGTACCACCAGTATTTGCTTGAGCATAAGCTGCATTGGCTCTATCAAAGGCACCATTAGCAAATGAACCAGCACTTGTAGCTTTACCATCGGCAGTATTGGCTGCCGTAAAAGCACCATTAGCAAATGATGCACCAGAAGTTGCTGTAGTGGTTGCTGAGTTGGCTGTTGTAAAAGCACCATTAGCAAAACTGCCAGCAGAATTTGCTGTATCATATGCATTATTAGCTTGTATTCTTACCCATACATCCGAAGCACCTGTATTTGCCTGTGCATAAGCTGCATTAGCTCTATCAAAAGCACCATTTGCAAATGAACCAGCACTTGTAGCTTTACCATCGGCAGTATTGGCTGCCGTAAAAGCACCATTAGCAAATGATGCAGTTGTGTTCTGTGCATCATAAGAAGCGTTAGCTCTAACAAAGGCACCATTAGCAAAAGATGCAGCTGAATTGGCTTGGTCGTAACTATTATTGGCTCTATCAAAAGCACCATTAGCAAATGATGCACCAGAATTGGCTGTTACGAAAGCACCATTAGCAAATGAAGATCCAGAATTTGCTGTATCATATGCGGCATTGGCTCTATCAAAAGCACCATTAGCAAATGATGCACCAGAGAGTGCATTATCATTTGCTGTATTCGCTTGAGTAAATGCAATTACTGTAGGCTGGTCAATTACAATATTTCCAACCATTCCAGAATGAACAGAACATTGGTACACGTAAGTTGAACCAACTATAGCGTAAGGAACTTTCCAATATAAAGTTCCAGTAATTTTTCCTTGAGCTGAAGATCCTGTGCTTAGTGTTCCATCTGTATCTATATGGGTTAGACCCGTGTCGTAATTGGATCCTCCTGACGATACCCGAACCATAAATGGGTGGCCAGAAACATCAAGATTAAATGCAATTGTTTCACCAGCACGAATATAAATTGTTGGATTATTTCCTGAATATTGGTCAACACTATAGTACATACTAGGAGCTGTAACCAATAGCTTAGTGACAGCACTTGTATAATTTGAATTAGCTTGGGTAAAAGCACCGTTAGCAAATGATGCACCAGAAGTTGCTGTAGTGGTTGCTGAGTTTGCCGTTACAAAGGCACCATTAGCAAATGATGCACCAGAGTTGGCTGCTAAGAAAGCACCATTAGCAAAAGAAGCACCAGAGTTGGCTGCTAAGAAAGCACCATTAGCAAAACTGGCTGCTGAATTGGCTTGTGGCCATACGTATGTGTTTGATTGGTTGAATACACCATTTGCAAAACTGCCGGCTGAGTTGGCCTTATCATATGCATTATTAGCTTGTGTCCTGGTCCATGCATCAGCTGCGTTAGCGGTATACTGCATCGAACCATCAGCAAAAGTAATTGCACTGGTACCTGTACCAACAACATTCAGATTACCACTAACTGTTAAGTTACCACCAAAAGTACCGGTTGTGTTTGCTAATGCGTTATTAGCTTTAGTGAATGCACCATTAGCAAACGATGCACCAGAGTTGGCTGTTACAAATGCACCATTAGCAAACGATGCACCAGAGTTGGCTGTTACAAATGCACCGTTAGCAAAACTGCCAGCAGAGTTTGCTGTTACAAATGCACCATTAGCAAACGATGCACCAGAGTTGGCTGTTACAAATGCACCGTTAGCAAAACTGCCAGCAGAGTTTGCTGTATCATATGCATTGTTGGCTTGTGTAAATGCTGCAGCTGAGGCTGCTCCTGTGTTTGCCTGATTGAATGCTGCATTAGCCTGTGAGAAGGCTGCATTTGCCTGAGAATATGCGGCTGGCACCAACGATGAAAAATCATTCGCTGAATTTAAACCTGATGGTAGTATTGTTGTGAGTGCCATGGATTATTTATGAAGTATACAATATATCTATGCCGTTTACGGTAGACGGCGGTTGCTTCAAATCGTTATAAAAATAAGATGTAAAACTTGGTCCAAATTGAACGTAGGTTAATCCAATTGCTGTAAAAAATGGACTTGTAATGTGACCTATGTATAATATTTTGCTATCTTTAGTATAACAAAGTGAGTTTGTTTGACCTGTAGGTATAGTTGCCAAGCCATCTACCAAATCTTGCCAGGTGAAAGTATCAGTACTGGAATTCACATAATATATTGCAACATAAGGAGATATATTTGTTCCTACTGCTAATACATTCCCATTAGGACTAAATTTTACTGCGTACCCGTTGCCAGTTGTACTTGGCAACGTTGATGGATTAGCTAATTTTGTAAATGTATCACCACTTCTTTTATAAATGGTAACCCGTGGTGAACTGGTGTGCGATAATGCTAGATATGTATTATCTGGACTCCAATCTACATCTGTACCACTACTTGCTGGTAAAGTTGCTGGATCCGATAATTTTGTAAATGTATCACCATCTCTTTTATAAATTGTAACAAAAGGAGTTATAGAATGTGCTACTGCCAAGTATGTTCCATCTTTACTAAAAGATACAGCACTTCCGGTACCTGTCGGTAAAGTTGCTGGATCCGATAATTTTGTAAATGTATCACCACTTCTTTTATAAATTGTAACAAAAGGAGATGTACCATGTGCTAATGCTAGATATGTATTATCTGGACTCCAATCTACACCTTGACAGGCAGCTGGTGGCAAGCTTGCCGGATTTGACAATTTTGTAAATGTCAAACCATCTCTTTTATAAATTGAAACAAAAGGAGTTGTATTATGGCCAAAAGCTACATAATTTGTATTTGGACTATATTTAATATCATTACCACTATTAGTAAGAAATGTGTCATTATTTGCCATTCTATCATTAATAACTCCACCTTTATCTAATGTATATTGAGTAAAGAATGGAGCTCCAGCATGTGCCGTACCTAACACTAAAGATTGATTTGAATTTGGCCAAACCTCGTTTAAATTATCTTGATATTGTTTACCTAGTGAGGCCATTTTAGGTGCGTTGGTAGCCGCATGTTTTGGATTCGGCTTAATTGCACCAATACCTTTAAATGGATTTGTACTCATTAACTTATAACCTCATAAGAACAAATACCTTCTAAGTAACTATTAATGCTAGAAGTTAACCTTAAACTATCATTTTCTTCCAAATAAATTGTTATATCTTTTGCAATAACGTTAATTGTTGATTTTGCTGGCACTGTAATTAGATATGCCAATCTGTATGCGGTTGCACCGGCTTTAAAAACATCAACAGTCACATCAGCACTTGCTGTACCATTTACATTTGATATGTATAGTGAATTGATTTTGTATACTTTACCACTAGAGGCCGCATTAGATACAATTGCTGTTGCAGCAGTTGTTATTGCTTGGCCTGCAACGTTTCCCGTTACTGATGTGCTTGTTAATAAATTTGGTGCTGCCATTTTATGCTCCGAATAGTATGCCCATAGTCATAGACTGAGCTCTTGTTGTAGAATTAGCCGTTATGAAGGCACTATTAGCAAAACTGGCTGCTGAGTTTGCTTGAGCATAGGCAGCATTGGCTGCTAAGAAAGCACCATTAGCAAATGATGCACCAGAGTTTGCCGCAGCATATGAACTATCCAATCTTGCAGCATCTGCCATGTTGAAGTAGTTTGAACTGCCATCAGTAAATGTCCATTTACCGGTACTTTCATTCCATAACAAGTATGTGTTTGCAGATGAACCACGGTCAACTTCAACACCCGCATTGAATGCTGGTGCTGATGCTTGGTCTATTGCAGCATTTAGTGTAATGATGTTGTCTTTAATCCAAACACTTCCTGTGTTTGCAAAGACATTGTAACCAACAATAGTTAAGTTACCTGTGACACTAACATCACCTGAAATTGTACCACCAGTTAATGGTAATGCATTATTTGCTTTTGTGAAAGCTGCATTTGCAAAAGATGCTGTTATGTTTTGTGATGTATAAGAAGCATTAGCGGTTTCAAAGGCACCATTAGCAAATGAAGCACCAGAAGTTGCTGTAGTGGTTGCTGAATTAGCTGCTGTAAAAGCACCATTAGCAAATGATGCACCAGAAGTTGCTGTAGTGGTTGCTGAATTGGCTGCTAAGAAAGCACCATT